TTCTTGTCGTCGTCTTCGTTCCAGTTTCGCCGGATGGCCAGGACGGTGTTGGTTCCCCGCTCGATTGTGACGACGTATGGCAGTGGCACTTCATCTTCGTACCCCGGCATGTCCCAGTCTACGTGGATCTCCAGAACCTGATACCGGTCGTCGTCAGTCAGGGAGTAACCCTGCTCCTCGGCCTTTTTCTTCTCGATGTCGGTCAAGAACCTGACAGGCTCGCCCAACTCCTCGTCCTTGTAGAACCCCGCTACCTGCAGCTTCTTGACCTCGTTCTCGGTCTTACGCATGACATGCGTCACGCGCTCGGCTGTGTACACGTTTGATGCCCCATAGGGCATGATCAAGTCTTCAGCCGGGACAAACGGAGCCGCAGGCAATTCAGTGCTCGGGTTCGGGTAGATTTTCTTGAACGCAGCACCAGAAAGACCAAGGGAGTACAACATCCGCTCGTGCTCAGAGCGGTAGTCAATCATCCGCTCAGTCAGCATGTAGTTCATGTCGTCACGAACTCGTTCTGCTGCCTCTTCTTTCAGCCGGTCAACCGCCCCAATGATCTGAGTCTTCACTGGACCTTGAGCCGGGAAGGTCTCGGTGATCATCTCGGACTGGAACCTGATAGTCGCTTCGGTCAGCAGCGGGCTGTACACCCCGCACGCGCCGTTCCACGGCTCAGTACGCTCCTCGTACTTCATGCCAAGGACTTCCAGCCCCTTGACAAACATATCTGTCCAGTCTTTGCGACTGTTGATGTCCGCATCCACAAGGTCAATCAACTCAGATGCCAGGGATTGAAGCTCCCCGTCGTCCATGTACTCAGCAAGATTTGCGTCAAATGTGTCCGCAGTCTTGGGTTCGGGCATCAGTTCAATCTCGACACCACCAATCCCGATCTTTACGTCATCCGGGTTCTCGATTTCAATTTCGATGGCGGGCTCGTCCGTCATGAGGCCTATATCGAGTGGGGCGAGTGCGGAGTCAAAGTTCGTAGCCATGTTGTTCCTCAGTAGTAAGCAGCCCTACGGCTGCTCTTGAAATACCGTACATCTTCTTTCTCGTCGGTAGGCAGTTGTACGAAACCACCCTGTCGGAACCGCATGAGTGCCATGACCGTGGAGTCCACCAAGTCGTCGTTTGCCATGAACGGGAACCCGGCAATCTCTTCCACAACCTCTTCAGCCCACCGTGTTTGCGGCACCCAGCACAGCTTTGACTGCACAATATCAGACACCGAGTTGAGTCGAGCGAGTTTATCCCCAGAACCCCTGTGCGGGGTGTATTCCTGCACGGGTAACCCAGAGCGCCGCATCTCTTGATACAGCGCCGTGCCGCTGGACTTCTTCTCCACGATAAACGAGTCAGGCTCCCACTCCTTGTACTCCTCCATCGCCAACCGCTTCAACTCCGGGAACTCCAGGCGTTTCTTGATGCTGTTGAGCAAGATGATGTTGTGGCACCCCTGCTCGTCGTTCATGAAGACGCCCCACGTCGTCAACGCAGTGAAGTCCGCACGGTTATGGGACTCGGCAGCCGCGTCCAGGGACATGATCATGTACTCACATGGCGGTGGGGTATCGGATGTCCACTCCTGCCACCACTCCCGCTTGATGACCGACGCCTCTTCGGCGGTCGGGTTCTGCTGAAACTGCGCGTTCCACTGGAACAGCGGCATAGACGCCTTAGTCCGCAGCAGTGCAGGCACGTCATAGAACTCGGGCCACAAAGCCCTCTGGGAGCCATCTGGGCGGTCGAACAGGGCCGGGAACTCCACCACCTCATACTGGTCAGACTCAGGGTTCTGGGCCATGTCCCTAGTCACGCGCCCCGTCAGGTCGCTCAGGTGCCACCTTGTCTGGATGATGGCAACCCTACCCCCAGGCATCAGACGCGTACGCGCACCGTATGTGAACCACTCATACGCCTTGTCGAACACCTCAAAGTTACCGTTGATGATGTCCTGCTCATTGTGAGGGTCGTCTACCAGCAACAGGTCGGCACCCCGACCAGCCAACGCCGAACCTACGCCGCAGGCGTAGTACTCACCCCCGACGTTTGTATTCCACCGACCCGCTGACTTGCTGTCTTGCGCCAGGAACACCGTAGGATAAACTTGTTTGTACGCGTCGGTGTCGATGATGTTACGCACCTTGCGCCCGAAGTCCACCGCAAGATCTGACGTGTGCGAGACCATCAACACCTTCTTGGTGGGGTACTTACCGATGAACCACGCGGGGAAATAAATCGACACGAGCTGGCTCTTGCCATGCCGAGGCGGGATGTTCACGCACACACGGTCTTTATCGCCTTCGGCAATCGCCATCAGCATGTCAGCCAGTATACGGTGGTGCTTACCGACCTTGTAATCCGGTTGGATGTGCTTGCAGAACTCAATCAGGTCGTCCCGACAGTGCTGGGCTTGACGCCTGGAAGCCAAGGCTTCGGTAATTTGCAGGATTTCTTGCTGCTCCGACGAGTCAAACTGCTCGATATTGGCAACCAGAAGGTCAATATCCTCGTCTGACAGGTCGTCAAACGTATCCGCAGCTACTGCAGGTGTCAATTCAGCTCTCCAAGCTCTGCGTCAAGGTCTACAACCAGCGGAGCGTCGGAATCAACGACGTTTACGTCTTCTGCATCACTTTTTAACGCTTTGGACCGCAACGCATCGAGCTTTTCACGCAACGATTGCTTCAAATCGTCTGTCGAACGGTGGGTAACTGTCACTTCTGAGCGTTCTGTGAAGAGCCCGACGTCAGAAATCTTGCCCAACAGCTCCAACGCACGTATACGCACACGTGGATCGGGGTTTGAGGACTCCAAAAGCAGCTTGTTGGTGACGAATTGACGCACCTGTACCGCGTTTTTCACCACGGCGTGGCTGAATTCCTGCAGTGACTCGTCCAACTGTAAGATAACAGCAGGTCGTAGAGACGAAAACTTGGCCGTGTTGACCATTCGGTTGGTCGTATCCTCATCTGCAGCGAACGCGTGCATCAAATCACCGACAACTTTGTCGTCATCCGGCGTTGGAGCAAGCATTTCGGGGTCTAACCCGTGGTCTGTAAGCACCCTTAAGGTGCGGCAGGCGGCAGAAGCACGCTCACGCAACGTGGCATGAGGCATCCCCTCAGGGGGAACGATAACCCCGAGATCCGGCGTGATGACCAATTCAGACGTGTCTGACATGTTTGTTCGCAACTCGGCATGGAACCAAGCGTAACGTGGAACATACCATAAAAAATTGAAAACGCAAGGAGGTTGGGACTCCTACCGGGGGGTGTTTTTATATACGAGGGGGTACCTAACCACGTGTAAACAAAAAATTACGAGGTTTGCTGGGCCGAACGTAAAAGTTGGGCTTTGCGGGCGCAAATTAGTAGCACATACAGCGGCGATGGTACCAAACAGTATTTAGGGGGGCTGGGTACGGGTGGGTAATTGCATGCCACACTGTTGCGATCAATTCGTGCTATCCCTTGCGTAAACATGTCACCACGCTATAGTTCGACCCATGGCGTCACCGACCACGACGTCACGTATCAGGGTTACCCTGGTGCAACATGGTCGATTGATTGAAAGGATCAATCATGGCTACCAAGAAAAACGCTCTGGCTGTTGCAGCCGAGACCCTTGTTAACGCTAAGCCTGCCACACAGTCGGCAGATGATGCGTGGATTCCAGGGACTGAGGGGTTCACCCTCGGCAAGTATCAACTTGCCAGTGACCCCGAGATCGTCCAGACCGTCGGTTTGGCCATGAAAGCCACTGATACGGCCACGTCCATCTGGACCGTGTTGTCTGACATTCTGTTTGGCAGGGGTATCAAGGCCGCGATGCTGGCGGGTAAAGACGTGGTCGACGAAGTTCGCGCCGAAGTTCTGGACCTTGTCACTGTCACTCGGTTTGGGAACTACATTGCGGCTGAGACCGCAGCGGGTGTGAAGATATCGGCCGTGGCCGATATCAAAGCATTCAACGATAAGAAGTCTTTGCATTGGAAACTTATGAGTGCAGAGCGCCGAGAACTTGCGATTAGCCGCGACAAACAGATCGGCTCCTACATGGACCGACTGTTGGAACAGTTGCGTAAGTTGGACGGCACAACTAAAAAGAAAACCAAGACTGTCCTGACGGTTGAAGAGCAATATCTGGACCTTTTGGCTCCTGTCCTACTGTTTCTGCAAGGGATCGACCAGACCAAGGTCGACCCTAAGTTCGACTGGACAGAAGAGTTCGGCGTAATCAGCGCCGCAGTGAAT